AACTCTATCCGCCACATCTAGCCAAGATTCCCATATACCATTATACTTGCGCAAAATGGTTCTTTGTGCCACAGCGGCACCCATGCCGGCTATCGGCTCTCGGACTATCAAATTACTTTCGCTCATCTCGTTAATCTCCAGATTCAATTTAGGTTGCATATTTAGTTCGATTGCATGATGCTGTCGATTTTATGCAAAAATTCATCATACTCCCTTTTGCCAATTCCGTAACTTTCGGGAGAACCTAAAGCACCGGTTTTTAACACATAATCCCGCAACATTTTTGCATCGGTTTCGGTTATAGTGTAAGATTTCAATACGTACGTTTCAAATGCCTCGAAACAAATTGGAAACTTCGGGCGGACAAGTTGATACATCGCGTTCGCATAATCACGAACCTCTTGTTGTGCGTGAGTGTCCAATCGTAACCGCAAAAAATGCATTAGATTGTGTATGTCCATTTGCCAAACAACCGCGGTATAGGTGCTTTGCGGCAAACACATTCTCGCCAATTCGCGAGATACTCCACATTCCAATCGATGCTTATATTCGTCGAAGGCTATTTCTTCGGCAGTCTTGCCTACATCGCAATATCCAGTACAATATTGCTTTGGAATATAAGATAGCAATCCATCGCTACCTTGTTTATTCGTCGTGCTTTGTTTGCGCCATTCCTCTGGTACGTACCACTCTTCGGGCATTTCGGAATATCGACCGGAATATTGATTCAATTTGGCCGTACGATGTCGCACAATTTGACCATGAATCGCCAAAGGCAATTTGAGCATAAAGGTGGCGCAACATTGTTCGAATGGGCTTGTATGCTTGTTTCGCAGCAAATAACGTATCAAGTTAATGTCGTCTTGTACCGTTTTGGTTCCTTTTCCATATGAAATTCTTGCTGCTTCGGCTACTGTAGAGTCCGTCCCGTAAACAGATTTCAATAGCACGTAACCTTTATCCAAAACACGAATAGCATTAGGATCGTTTTTAATCTGTTCCCACTGTGGTATTTCGCTCATACTTTTTTCCAATTGTTAAACCGAATTTTAGCGGTCAGCCCTTTATATGTACACGATTCAATCAATTTTTGCGGATTCATCCCGGCCAAAACCATGTCGTTAATATATTTTTGTTTTAGATCATTCGGCCAGATAACGATTGAATAACCTTCGTCGATTCTACGATTCATTCTAGATACTATTTCTTCGTTTCTGGGTTCGTTGTCATAAGCAAAAATCGTATTTGAAACATCAAATGGCAAAGACTTTAGATCAACATCACTTCCGGATAACGCCCAAGCATTGCGCAAAAACAGACTATCAATTGGGCCTTCTACCGCATAGTTTCTTACGGAAAAATTTACGGCATCCATACCATAGATTTTTGGAGTAGTAATACCTTCTTTTTTGATCGTTAGATAGCGAATACCCAGACAAGGGCGAATAAACAATCTTCCCTGAATCGCAAATAAATTCTTGTCGCAATCAAAATAAGGTAATACCAACCTAGGTTCTGATTTGAGTTGCCCTTCTTCTATCGTGCTGTCGAGCGATCTGGCCAAAGCGGCAAAATCATCCGTATAGTATAGTTTTTTCCAAGCAGATTGCGGTATTTTTCTGCCATCGACATACCCAACCGCAGGATGATTTAATGGCAGACTGTCAACCCTTTTGCATAACGTAACCAGACAATCGGGTACTACCCTGATCGTTTTAGGTGGCAAAATTGCAACTTTTGGAAGAGTTTCTTGCACTCGACCAGTCGCATTGGCCATGAAATTTTCTTTGATGTACTCTCGAAACAAAAGAGAGTCCATAGATTTCAACAGTGTAGAGAACCTAGAACTATATCCGCAGTTGTGACATTTGGCGATATACGATCCTTTATACTCAAACAGATAGAACCTCTTTTTGTTTAGGTTCTTTTTCGAGTCGCCACATTTAGGGCACCTACACACCGCCAAATTCTTGGTTTTCCACTGAAACTTCGACAATTTCGGCGAAAGCAAATTGATGTACTTGTAATCGATATAATAATGAGTGGTCGCCATCATGCAAAGAATGACTCCAAAGAAGATCGAGGTTCAATAGACCATTTTTTGACTTCCAACAAAGAAATCAGAGGATCAGAAAACGTTTTGCTGTATTGTAAATCTCGATCCGCGTATTCTTCCAAACAAAACTCTTTAGGAATCTGCGAAGGAGGAAAAGAAATAACGGTGTTGTGTAATGGGTTCGGAATCTTCAAGTACAGAAACTTGATCTTGTCTCCGTCAGATATCTTAGTGTACTTATTCGCCAGACCAAGTCGATCGATCGTGCTATTATAAATCAACGCACCCTTGACGGCGATAGGCGTTCCTTTGGCATATATGCTGTTTGGGTCAGCATATTCCTTCATCCCATTAATTCCGCGAGGAAAAGATATATCAATCAGAGGAGCCGCGGCGAAGTCGCGCCGGAATTTCTCTAGAAACTTATGCAATGCCGCTTCATCTTCGTTGAGAATGATTCGAATTGCTTCCTTAAGGCCATCACGACATATTTTGGGAGTAGAAGAACGTTGAGTTTCCAACCCGGTAATTTTGATTTTTGGAGTTTTGTAGCGAACGCCTTCTGAGTCCCACACCTGCAAACAGTATCTCTTTTTAGCAGTCCACAATGCACGATCAGCAATTACTTCTCTCTTCATTTCGAGAGTTTGCTCTTTTGCGTTCAAATACTGGTATAATTCGGCAAACCGCGAAGTAATGTATGGCTGTAGATACTTGTTGCAAAACTTATCCATAACATCAACTATCTTTTCTTTTGGCGTCGATCCCGGCAAAGTTTTGACGAGAGGTTCCAGATTCAAATAACAAGAGTCTGTATCGGAACCGATAACATAATCCACGCCATTTGTTTTGAATGTCACATTAAGATACGCATTAAGATACTTCTGAATCCATTGAATAGCTAACTGACCAGTCATAGTAATTGCTTCGGCTTGATTGAGATCGAAATACCGAAAGTATTGGTTACCCAAAGCACCGTATGCACTGTTAAGACTGATTTTGGCAGCCATCTGCTGAACGTCGAATTGTACTGCTTCTTTACGATACTTCGCTTCATCCGAAGTTGACAGATTAGGTTCTTCTAATTTTTTCTTGGCATCCAACATCTTTTTCTTGAAGACTTTTCGACGATTGAAAAATTTCTCCATGAGTTCAGGAAGAAATCCCTTAACCTCCCTACGAAAACACTGCCCATTAGCGCCAACCGACAAATCGAGAGCGACCGCGGCGGACAGATCACATTTTTTCTCCAAGAGATCATTTACAGTAACCTCAATTTTGCGATCTACAATTGTATCCGGAGAAATATTGAGAAAACGAATAAGATTGGGATACAGAGAGGCCAAGTCAAAACTTACGATCCATTTATACTCACCAGGTTTTGGGTCCTTGACATACGCGCCGGCATATTGTTCATCTTTTCCGGAAGACCTCTTCAAAGGAATAGCAATTTTTTTCGCATTAAGATGGTTGTAGATCAACATATCCCAGGTGCGAACTTGGCTAAACACATCAACGTAGTTAATTCCGGCAGTGTATGCCATCGAAACGTGCAAAGACAAAAAGTTGAGTTTATCTTCTAGTTGCTCGACCAATTCTGCATCATGCAAATTGTACAGGGCAAACAACTGATGGTCTTTTGTGTAGAATTCTCGAAAATAATCGTATTTGTCGGTCCATGGAATTTTTCTTTTGTTCAACTCGGCATTAGCAATGTGATCGAGAGTGTATGATTCCTGTGGGCTTAGACTGTATTTTCGATACAATTCCTGATAGTCTAAGGTATCAATTCCCTCAATGGCATAAACCTCTGCGATCTTGCCTCGCACTTCAACCTGATCGTACGTAATCTTATTCCATGGAGAAAGACTTTTCGCCTTATCTTCACCAAACAAAACACCAATACGGCGAATCAGATATGGAATGTCGAAGAAACGAATATACCATCCAGTGATAATATCAAGATCGATCGTTTTCCAAACACCAATGAAATCGAGCAATAATTCTTTTTCAGTTTGGTGCAATCGATACTCAACTCCAGCAGGCAAGACGGCCGGCTGCAAACCAAAAACATATCTCTTGTCTTTACACAACAGAGTAATGAGATTTACTCTCTCGTTTGCTGTTTCGATGTTTGGGAAACCTTCTTCCGATTCAGTTTCGATATCGATCGTTCCGACGCGGATTGTGTTGAAGTCGTAAGTCGTTTCCTGCCCGGGAGGGGTTAAACTAGCAATGTATTGATAAATCCACTGTGTATTTCCATATATCTCGAAATTATCCACACCCTCATATGTCTTCAGAAATTCTTGGCATTCCGACATAGTTCCCGGAGACATAGGATAGACCAATTTGCCTTGAATGGTTTTCCACGGGTCTGCTTTGGTTTTGCTCGCACCCGTAACATACAGCGTAGGCAAAAAGCTTGTTCTATATTGAACTCGCTTGCCATCTGCATCATATCCACGAAACAAAATATCGTTGTGTCTACGGGAAACGTTTGTGTAAAAACTCATGATTTTTTGAACTTATCCTCTGCTGTGCCCTTCAAAAATTCATCGGGATGATAAAACGTTCCAGGCTTCGGTAAATCATTGACCTGATCGCTCAGAAGCCCACGTTCTATTCTTTCTTCATGATCCATGAGACAAAATGCGTTCCATGCGATAGCTGCGAGATGGTCTTCCGATCGATCTCCACCCAAATAACAAAAAGTATGTCTAAGGATCGCCTCGACATACCTCGACATACTTAATCCACGTTCCCAATTTCGAGGCGGATACTTGCTTTTGACACCGTTTTCGTAATGTTTAGCAAGTCTATGTATACCATGAACAGAAATCAAATCGTATCGCCCTTTACCAGAACTATCCGAACGCAAAGCTCCACTGGTAAATTGTGCCATGGAATCTCCATGGTTAACAGAATCATAGCAAGGCATAAGATTAAACTCCTGTACTTCCGAAACCACCCTTGCGATCAGTTTTGTCGTCGAGTACTCGATAATCGACTTGCTGTAGACTATAGTTCAATACGGGCACCATTTCAAATTGGGCAATTCGATCGCCGTGCGAAATTTTCGCATCGACGGAAGAGGTATTGTGAACCAGAACATAGCACTGTTTGGTGTAGTCGGAATCGATAACGCCTTCGGCATTAGCAAGAGTAAGACCGTTCTTCAAAGCCAATCCAGAACGAATATGCAAACGAACAGAATATCCTTCCGGAATATCAAAAATATAACCAGTAGGAATCAACGCTCTATACCCAGGTTTGAGTACGATGGCATATCGATCCGAATCGAATGTCTTAAACGCACACAAATTATGAGAAACGTTGCTGTCGCTGTACGCCGACACGATCTGCGTCGAAGGTCCAAAATGTGCCCGAAGATCATAACAGGCAGACTGGGATGTTGCCTTGGTCGGTGCTTGCACCGTGGAATCAATACACATATATTTCAAAATACTCATAATATAACCCTTTCGTTTAACCCAATCGTTTAGGTTTTTTTCCGATAACGTACTTAGGTTCTAAAATCCAATCTGGTTTTTCTGTAAAAGTTAAGACTTTAATGTTGCTCAGGTTAGATTTAGTTTTTGCAATTTTTTCGGTTTGTATGATTTTAATCAAATTCCATTCTTGCAATAACTTTGCAATTGTGTTTCTTCTTTCTTCATCCTCCCCATCAAACGTAATATCGTTTCCGTCCAACCCGTAAAGTTCTTTGAAATGTACAATTGCATAGCGACCCTGTTTATGCAAAATGTGGCAACTTTGATAAAGAATTTTGTCTTTTTTGCTAGCGATGCCAATGCGGGAAAGTGTTTCTCGGATTTTAAGGAAATTTTGAGAAGAAATAATATCTACTTCTACCCCATAACCTCGGAAAACGTCATTCATAAAATAGTCCTATTTTGATATCTAGAACTATTTATGGA